CATGAGTTTGAAAAACTTGAACAGGAGATTGACCTTGCTCGTTTAGAAGGTAGGATTGAACAACGTTAACAATCTAACTAAACAATAGGAGGAGTACAACCATGGCTTTTGGAAGTGCTACGGGTTACAATAACCTTTCACAAGGTAATTTTACCCCACAAATCTTTAGTCAGAAAGTTCAAAAATTCTTCAGAAGAGCATCAGTGGTAGAAGATATTACTAACACTGATTACGCTGGAGAAATTGAAAATTTTGGCGACACAGTAAAACTAATAAAAGAGCCTACGATCACAGTCAGAGATTATGCTAGAGGACAAACAGTTGATACACAATTATTAGCTGATGACCAAATAACTATGACAGTTGACCAAGGTTCTTATTTTGCTTTTAAAGTTGATGATATTGAAGAAAGACAATCTCATGTAAACTTTGAGGCTCTTGCAACCTCTTCAGGTGCATATTCATTAAAGAAAAACTACGACTACAATGTATTGAAGTTTATCTACGATAACGCTTCTACATCTGCTAGTGACACTGGAACTGATGGTTCACCAATCGATGGTGATGCAGCAGCAGACACTTTAGCAGACGTTGTGTCAGCAGCTAAAAAAGTTCTTGACAAGAATAGCGTACCAGAAGAAAATAGATGGTTAGTTGCACCACCTGAATTCTTTGAGCAATTAAGAAAATCAGGTGCTAAACTTTCTGACCAATCAGTAATGGCTGATGGTGGTTCATCACAAATCAGAAATGGTAAAGTCACAGACAGACCATTATTTGGTTTTAATATGTACCAGTCAAATGCTATTGCTGTGTCTGGTGGAAGTGCAGCATCTCATACATTCGGTTCAGCTGGATCAAATGAGTTTGCATTTTTATACGGACATATGTCAGGAGTTGCAACTGTAAATCACATTGCAAAAACTGAATTAATCAGAGACCCTGATTCATTCGCAGACGTAGTCAGAGGCTTACACGTTTTTGGAAGAAAAATTCTAAGAAGCGAAGCAGTAAGATCTGGCGTAATAACAATAGGTTAATTAGGAGGATAATAGAGAACTATGGCTACTTATGACTTAACAGCAGCTGGTGGAACTACTGGACATCCGTCTAATGGTAGAACACCTTATTTAGTTGAAAATACAATTGACGTAGCAGCAATCAATGGCGACTCTGGAGCAGCACAAAATGATGTTCTTAGAGTACTTGACATCCCTGCAGAAACTTTAATCATGGAAGCTGGAATCGAGGTAATCACTGCATTATCTTCTTCAGTAACTCTTGATTTAGGTATCACAGGTGGTGACGTTGACAGATACGTTGATGGAGATACTAACGCTACAGGATTCTCTGCACCAACAGCTACAGCTAGAACTATAGTTGCAAGTGCAGATACTTTAGACGTATTAGTACTAAGTGCAGCGGCAGCAGCGGGTAAAATCCGTGTGTTCGCAGTACTTTGTGACGTATCAGGTATTGATGAAACTGACAGAAATACAGACTCTCAGCAAGACACTGCTGTTTAATCTGTTTAATATTAGAGGGGGCTATATGCCCCCTTTAACTAATACCCCTTATAACATTTAGGAGATACATGGCTATTCATGATTTAACAAAAAAAAGTAATGCAAGTACAGGTCAAAGAATTATTAAGCTAGGAAGTAATAATGATATGAGGGTGGATTATTTAGAAAACAAAATTAATGATCAAGAAAAAAAACTTGATAGAATATTAGAATTATTACAAAATGGCAACAACTTACCTAACACTGACAAATAGAGTTCTTAGAGAACTTAACGAAACAGAATTAACTTCAAGTACGTTTGCCTCTAGTAGAGGTATACAGACTGCTATTAAAGATTTTGTAAATAAAAGTATACATGATATTTACAATGAAGCATCTGAGATACCATTATTATATGCAAGAACAACACAAAATTTAACTACTGGAGATTCAGAATATGATTTTCCAGCAGACTTTAGAAAGATAGATAGAGATTCTTTTACTATTGGTCCAAGAGAATTAGTAACAAATGGTGAGTTTACATCTAATATAAATAGTTGGACAACAGGTGATGGATCACCTTCTTATACTTCTAGTGGTAATGGTAGATTAAATTTAAATGATGCAGCAGCATATCAATCAGTAGAGACTACAGTTAATAAAGAATATAAATTACAGATTAGAGTATTAAGTCCAAACAGTTCTAGCACTGCATTAATTGTTAGAGTTGGTACATCAGCAGGTGGCACACAAAATTTAGATACTACATTAGCAGTAACTGATTTTGGTCAAGGTGCTATATTAAATACAACATTTACAGCAACAGCAAAATCATCATTTATATATGTAGAATCAAGTGGTATTCAATTAGATGTAGATTATATAAGATGTTCAAGAAGTGATACTACTAGACAGAAAGTATCATACATTTCTTATGATGATTATTTACAAAATTATAAATCAATAGATGATAGAAATGATAGTGACGTATATGGAACACCATCTAAAGTTTATATACTACCAAACTTTACAGCATTTGGTGTAACACCTATACCTAGTGATGATCAATTAACACTATCATATAACTATTATACTACACATACAGATTTATCTGCACATGGTGATAATATGTCATTACCAGATAGATTTGGAGGAATAGTAACTGACAGAGCAAAGTACTATACATATATGCTTAGATCAGATCCTCAACATGCACAATTAGCAGATAGAGATTATCAAAGAAAATTAAGATTATTAAAAACAGATTATTCTACAAAAGCTGATTATATGAGATCAGATGTTAGAATATACAATGTAATGTCAGATAGATAGTATGCCAACTACAGATTTAATATCACCATTTGTAGTAAGTTGTGCTGGAGGATTAACATTAAATAAAGATGTATTCTCTATGCAACCTGGGGAGGCTCTTATATTACAAAACTTTGAGCCTGATATTAAAGGTGGATATAGACGTGTTAGTGGAACAGCACAATATAATACTACAATAGTACCACAAGGATCTAGTAATAGTAGTCTGGTTGTTGATTGTTCAATAATATTTAATGGACAGATAATTGCAGCTAGAGGTGGAGATATACACAGAGGAACTACTTCAGGTAGTTTTACAACTCTAACAACTGGATTAGGTACATCTACTAGAGCATACGATTTTGAAAAATTTAATTTTGATGGTACAGATAAAATAATTATTGCAACAGGACACTCAGCTGCACAGATAATTAATTCTAGCTTTGCAGTTGATGTTGTAAATGCAACAGGTGGTGGTACAGCCCCAACTAATCCTAAGTTTGTAAAAGCATTTCAAAACCATATGTTTTATGCTGGTGCAACTAATTCACAGGAAGTTATATTTAGTGTACCATTTGCAGAAGATAATTTTACAACTGGTAGTGGTGCAGGATCATTTAAAGTTGACTCTACTGTTGTTGGATTAAAAGTATTTAGGAATGAATTAATTATATTTTGTGAAGATAGAATATATAAACTAACTGGAACAACATCTAGTAATTTTGCAGTACAAGAAGTTACAAGAAATATTGGATGTAGAGATGGTGGTAGTATTCAAGAGATTGGTGGTGATGTTATATTTTTAGCACCAGATGGTTTAAGAACTATTGCTGGTACAGCTAGAATTGGTGACGTTGAACTAGGCTCTATCTCTAGACAGATACAATCTAGAATTGACGATATAGGATTAGATAGAATAACATCTTTAGTTATTAGAGATAAATCACAATATAGATTATTCTATCCAGTTGATGCTGCAGGACAGTTATCATCTAAAGGAATTATAGGTGTATTAAAAAATAACCCTAATACAGGTGGAATAGGTTTTGAATATTCAGATATAGTAGGTATAAAGCCTGCTTGTACAGATTCAGACTTTATTAGTAATGTTGAGACACAAGTATTTGGTGGTTATGATGGATTCATTTATAAAATGGAAACAGGTAATACTTTTGCTACAGGTGCAACTACAACTACTATTCAAGCAGTATATAGATCACCTGATATGGTAATGGGTGATCCAGGTGTTAGAAAATATATGCAAAGAGTTAATCTAAACTATGAAGGTGAAGGAACATCTATTGATGCAAATTTAGCTCTTAGATATAATTATGATGACCAGAATAGTCCACAGCCAGAAAAGATAGCCCTACCAACAGTAGGTGGTGCTGGTCAATATGGTGCTGCTAAATATGGTAGTTCGTTATATGATGCATCAGGTGTTCCATTAGTTAGACAAACAGTAGAAGGATCTGGATTTGCAGTAGCACTACAGATAGATGATCAAAACAGTGCAGACTCATTTTCAGTTAAAGGATTTCAATTAGAATTTACCCCAGGAGGAAGAAGATAATGGCAGGATATTCAGCACGACAATCCAGCTTTACAACAGGTGATACTATCACTGCTGCCCACAGCAATGATGAGTTTAACCAAGTACTAGCTGCATTTCATGCAACAACAGGACACTCGCATGATGGTACTGCGGGTGAAGGTGGACCTATTAGTACACTTAGAGATGCAGATGCATTAAATAAGATACTAGTTGATACAACTAATAATCATTTAGAATTTTATGTTGAGGTATCCTCAGCAGCAGTACAACAATTAAGAATACAAGATGGTGCTATTGTACCTATTACAGATAATGATATAGACTTAGGAACTTCCTCTCTTGAGTTTAAAGATTTATTTATAGATGGTACAGCAAATATTGATAGTTTAGTAGCTGATGCTATGAGTTTAGGCGGTACTACTATTACAGCAACTGGTGCAGAAATTAATCTAATAGATGGTGGTGCTACAGTTGGAACTACAGCTATTGCTGATGGAGATGGTATTATACACAATGATGGTGGTACGATGCGAGTTACAAGTGCTACCACATTTAAAACTTATTTTCAAGAAGGTATATCAACTGCCTATGATGATCTAAGCACTGGAGATGCTGCAGTTAATATTGCTACATCTGCAGGAAATATAACAATTGATGCACAAGGTAGTGATACAGATATTATTTTAAAAGGAACTGATGGTGGTGCAGATACAACATTCTTAACTATTGATGGTAGTGCTGCAGGTAAAGCAACATTTAATAGTGATGTAGTTGTTGGTGGAGATCTTACAGTAACTGGTGATGATATTGTCATGGGTACAAATACTGCAGGTAATTTATTAATCGCAGATGGTACAAATTTTAATTCTATAGCAGTAGGTTCATTATCAGAAATATCTACAGTTGCTAATGATGATGTATTCTTAGCAGTAGATACTTCAGGTGGTGGACTTAAAAAAATTGCAAGATCAGCAGTTGTATCAGGACTTGCTACATCGGGTGCAATATCAAATGTAGTTGAAGATACTACTCCTCAACTAGGTGGTGATTTAGATGTTAATAGTAATGATTTAGTATCAACATCAAATGGTAATATTGCATTAACACCTAATGGCACTGGTGTTGTTAGAATTGATGGTAATGTAGATATTCAAACAGGTATTATTGATCTTAAAAATGGTGGATCACAATCTGCATTAAGATTATATTGTGAGTCAAGTAATGCTCACTATGCAGCTGTTCAAGCACCTGCACACTCAGCATTTTCTGGTAATGTAACATTAACTTTACCTGCAACTACAGATACAATTGCTGGTATAGCGGCTACACAAACTTTTACAAATAAAACTTTAACATCTCCTAAAATTAATGAAGATGTAGCAGTAACTTCAACAGCTACAGAATTAAATTTATTAGATGGTGTAACTGCAACAACCGCTGAATTAAATATATTAGATGGTGTAACTTCAACTGCAGCAGAATTAAATATTCTAGATGGTGTTACAGCAACAGCAACAGAACTTAATTTTATAGATGGTGGAGCTACAATAGGTACTACAGCAATTGCAGATGGTGATGGTATAATTCATAATGATGGTGGTACTATGAAAGTTACTAGTGCTGCTACATTTAAAACATATTTTACAAGTGGTGTATCTTCAGCAGCAGATGATTTAACAGCTGGTGATGCGGCAGTTAATCTTACAACTTCATCAGGTAATATTACTATTGATGCAGCAGCTAGTGATACAGATATTATATTTAAAGGAACTGATGATAGCTCTGATATAACTGCATTAACATTAGATATGTCAGCTGCAGGTGAAGCAATATTTAATGCAGGTATAGTTATTGCAGATGCAGGTAATATTGGTTCTGCTTCCGACAAAGATGCTATAGCAATTGCATCAAATGGTATTGTCACATTCTCACAAACACCTGTTCTTTCTGGAGCAAGTATAAGTGCAGGAACAACTCCTTTAACAGCATTAGATATAGATGGTGGTACTGATATTGGTGAAGATTTAGTTGATGCTGATTTATTTATAGTAGATAATGGAGCTGGAGGAACTAATAGAAAAGTTGCAGCTTCTAGAATTAAAACTTATATTGGTGGTGGAACACAATGGCAATCAGTTAAAACTAGTAATTATACAGCTTCAGCTGGTCAAGGTGTATTTATGAATACAACAAGTGGTGCTTTAACTTTAACATTACCTGCAGGAACTATTGGTGATGAGGTTACATTCGTAGATTATGCAAGAACATTTGATACTAACAATTTAACAATTGCTGCTAATGGTTCAGAAAAAATTTATGGATCTACAGATGATTTAACAGTTGCTGTAGAGGGAGCAGCAAATACTTTAGTGTTTACAGATTCAACTCAAGGTTGGTTATTAAAAAGTAAATAATGGCTGAATATAAAGATATACATGGCACTACTATTCGTAATAGTGCTGGAAATCTAGCAGGTGCTAAAACAGGAGAATTATTTTATGATAGCACTAATAGAGATTTTAAATATCAATATCCTAATGTAACCACATCTGGTTCATGGGCAACTGCTCCAAGTATAAATCAAGCTAGAACTAATTTAGCTGGTGCAGGAATTACAACAGCATTTGTAACTTTTGGTGGGCAAAGTGGGGCAACACTTTATAATAATACAGAAATTTTTAATGGATCATGGACTGAAGTTTCTAATTTAAATACTGCTAGGTATGCTTTGGCAGGAAATGGTACATATACATCAGCTTTAGGTTTTGGTGGAACACCACCTGTTACAAATAAAACAGAATCATGGGATGGTAGTAGTTGGACAGAAGTATCAGATTTAAATACTTCCAGATCTTATCTAGGAGGAGTTGGTGCAAGTAATACGTCTTCTTTAGCAGTTGGTGGTGGTGGTCCTAATGCACAAGTAGAAACATGGGATGGATCATCATGGACTGAAGTAGGTGATTTAAATACTGCAAGAGGTGAAGTTGGAACAGCTGGAATAATAACAGCAGCTTTAGCATTTGGTAGTTATCCAGCAGCAGGTACAACAGAATCTTGGAATGGTAGTAGTTGGACAGAAGTAGCAGATTTAAATACAGGTAGGGGTAATCTAAAAGGAGCAGGAACATATACTTCAGCATTAGCTTTTGGTGGTTATGATGGAAGTAGTAGAGTAGGAAAGACAGAAGTATGGAATGGAACATCTTGGAGTGAAGATGGAGATTTATCAACAGCTAGAAATGGTTTATCTGGTGATGGAAATACAAATACATCAGCTTTGGCTGTCGGTGGACAAGGACCTCCTATAACAGCAGTAACAGAAGCATGGTCAGGTCCAGGTGCACCAATAGGTGCTTGGGCTACGGGTGGTACTTTAAATAATGGTAGAAGATTAGGTGCTGCTGCAGGAACATATACTGCAGGATTAATGTTTGGTGGAGATGCCAATGGAACTGATGGTACTGCATACACTGAAGAATATAATGGTTCTAGTTGGACAGAAGTTGGAGATTTAAACCAAGCTAGGAGATTAGCAGGAGATGGTACACAAACGGCAGCTTTAGGTTTTGGTGGAGAGATTAACGATCCTACCTCACCTGTTGCTGTAACAGAATCTTGGAATGGCTCTAGTTGGACAGAGGTTGCAGACTTAAATCAAAATAGACAACAATTAGGTGGTTTTGGAACTACAACATCTGCTTTAGGTTTTGGAGGAAGAGTGGCTCCAAATACAAATAAAACAGAATCTTGGAATGGCTCTAGTTGGACAGAAGTTGGTGACTTAAATACTACAAAATATGGTATAACAGGAGCAGGTGCTGATAATACATCTGGTATATGTTTAGGTGGATATAGTACTACCTATTTAACTGAAACAGAATCTTGGAATGGATCTTCTTGGACTGAATTAAGTAATCAAAACACAGCAAGATATGGTGGAGCAGCATCTGGAACTTCAACAGCAGCTTTAGCTTTTGGAGGAGAAGCCCCACCCAATACAGCAAACACTGAAGAATGGGATGGAGTTACTTGGGCGGAAGTAGCAAATTTAAACACAGCAAGATCTGATCTTTCTGGAACAGGAACTACTACAAATTCTTTAGGAATAGGTGGAACACCTAGTCCAAATAAGGCATTAACAGAAGAATGGAGTGGAAGTTCAGTCGCAACTGAAACATTAACAGATTAATAAGGAGAAAAATAAATGGCAAATACATATCAATACTGTGTAGCAACAAACTGGGGTAGAGGTTTTATTGACCATGACGAATCCCACAGAATAACTTTTAAGAGTTTTCCTGGAAACGTCTGGCAAGTTCCTGCATACAACAAACATGCTAATCTTTGGATAGCAAAAGTTGCTGGAACAGTTAAAACTAAAGATGAAGCACAAGCAATTGTTACTACAGAAGTTAATGCTGCTAAAACAGCATGGGACAATAACAATGTTGAAGGTGAATCATCTGATGAAAAGATTGAAAGATTAGGTGCTAAACCTACAGATATTACATTAGAAGCATAGAATTAAATGTCTGATTATAAAACCATACATGGTACAACAATTAAAAGTTATACCACTGATCCTGATAATCCTATTGACGGACAGGTATGGTATGATAAGACTAATAAAGTATTACAGTATCAACATCCAAATGTAACTTCTGCTGGTGCTTGGAGAACTGGTGGTTCTTTAAATACAGGTCGAGTAGAATTAGCAGGAGCTGGAACTTCAACATCTGCTTTAATGTTTGGTGGACACGATGGTACAGCAGTTACAGGAAAAACAGAATCTTATGATGGTGGAACTTATAGTGAAGTTGCAGATTTAAACACTGCAAGAAATACTTTAGCTGGAGCAGGAGCTAATAACACATCGGCTTTAGCTTTTGGTGGAAGTACTGGTAATCCAGGTTATCAAAATGAAACAGAAACATGGAATGGTTCATCATGGACAGAAGTTGCAAATTTAAATCAAGCAAGAGCACAGTTATCTGGATGTGGAACCAATACAGCAGCTATAGGTTTTGGTGGTCGTAAAGACTCAGGTGCTTCAGAAGAAGAATTTGCTGGAACAGAATCATGGAATGGATCAAGTTGGACAGAAGTTTCAGATTTAAACACAGCCAGACAATTAGGGGCAGGAAGTGGAACAAATACCTCGGCATTATATTATGGTGGAGTAGATTATCATCCATCAACAGCATATAAAACAGAAACAGAATCATGGAATGGTACAAGTTGGACAGAAGTTGCAGATTTAAATGCAGCTAGATATAATTGGGGAGGAATTGGAGATAGTAATACATCAGCTGTAGCTGCTGCTGGGTATACTGGAACTGCAAACTCAGGAAATGTAGAAACTTGGAATGGAACAGCATGGACTGAAACAACTAATGTTTCAGATGATGGAAATGGATTTGGTGCTGCTGGAACAAAATCAACAGCTATAATTTCTGGTGGAAATGGCAGAGCAAGTGGAGCAACAGAAGAATGGGTAGGTGCAGGTGCAGCAGCTCTTGCATGGTCTACTGGTGGAAATATGAACACAGCAAGACATTATAATGCAGGGGCTGGTTCACAAACTTCTAATATATCTTATGGAGGAAATGTTGGAACACCTATACACGCTGGACAAGTAGCAAATGCAGAAGTTTATGATGGCACAAGTTGGACAGAAGTAGGAGATTTAAATACTGCAAGAGGGCAATTATCTGGTTCAGGTACATCTAGTACAGCTGCACTAGCTTTTGGTGGAAAAAAACCTCCTGGAACAACTTTAACAGCAGAAACAGAAAATTGGGATGGTTCTAGTTGGACTGAAGTAGGTGATTTAAATACTGCTAGAAGACTTACAACAGGGATAGGAACTCAAACAGCAGCAATAGCTGCAGGTGGTTATATTACAGATTATACTGCTGTCAATGAATCATGGAATGGTTCTAGCTGGACAGAAGTTGGAGATTTAAATAGTGCTAGATATAGCAGAGCAGGATTTGGAACTAGCACTGCAGCAATAATAGCTGGTGGTAATCCTACACCTAGAACAATTGTTGAATCATGGAATGGATCAAGTTGGACTGAGGTAGGTGATATAAATACAGGTAGATTTAATGGAATTGGATTTGGAACACAGCCAGATGGAATAGCATGTGGAGGAACTCCAAATGGATCAGATATATCAGGAAACACTGAAGATTGGAATGGAAATAGTTGGTCAGAAGTTGCTGATTTAAATACATCAAGACAACAAGGTTCACCTGGAGGAACTGCAACTGCTGGATTATTTTCTGGAGGAAATACAAGTGGTGGGGGTACAAGTTTAACAGCAGCAACAGAAGAATGGAATCAAGGTATAACAACTAAAACAGTAGACACAGATTGATATGACAAATTACAAAGATATACACGGAAGTAATATTGAAACTGTAACATCAGATCCATCTAATCCTATTAATGGTCAAGTTTGGTATAACTCTACATCTCAAGCATTAAAAGGTTTTACGTCTAATCCTGCAGGATCTTGGTCAACTCAACCAGCTTTAAATACTGGTAGGTTTCAAGGAGGAGGTTCAGGAACACAAACTTCAGCACTTGCTTTTGGAGGAGAATATAGTGGATCACCATCACAATCAGTCCTTTGTGAAACATGGAATGGTAGTGGTTGGACAGAGGTTGGAGATTTAAATAAAGGAAGAAATAAACTTCCAGGTTGTGGTGCAAGTGCTACATCAGCATTAGCTTTTGGTGGAGACGCAAATAATGATCCAAGTGTAGCTGATACAGAAACATGGAATGGTAGTAGTTGGACAGAGGTTGGAGATTTAAATACTGGTAGAGGAAGAACAACTGGAACAGGTATAGCAACAGCAGCAATTATCTGTGGAGGTGGATCAGGTGTACAATTAACAGAAACTTGGAATGGTTCATCATGGACAGAAGTTGGTGATTTAAATGAAGCAAAAGAATATTTACCAATATCTGGAACATATACATCGGCTATAACAGGTGGTGGTCTACATCCACCGAGTACTGTTTTAACAACTTGTGAATCATGGAATGGATCGGCTTGGACTGAAGTAGCTGATATGAATACTTCAGGTGGTGGTAGAAGTTCTTTTGGTGAAGATAATACAGTAGCATTATCTCATGAAGGAAGTGCTACAGAAAGTTGGAATGGGTCTGCTTGGAGTGAGGTAACAGATAGAAATACAAACGTAGGATCAGGTATGAATGGAGATTCACCAGCAGGAGCAGGATTTGCTTTTGGAGGATCATCTCCTAGTCCTCCACAATTTTCAGGTGCATCAGAATTTTTTACTTCACCAGTAATAAATACAGTAACATTTACAGTTTCATAGATGGCAAAAAAATTTAAATCATTTGAGGAAAGACCTAAACCAAGAAAGAGACCAAGAAGACATAAAAAAAATTTAAACAAACAAGAAAAAAGAATGCAAAAAAAATACAATAGACAGGGGAGATAATGGCAACAACAGACGCACCAAATACTACAACACTGCCAGAAGCGGCTATTCAGCCAACAATGACAGAGCAGGATAAAAGTCGTAAGGTTATATCAGTTATTGATACATTACTTACAACACCTACTGCACCTACGGGTACTACAGTAACA